CTCGCATTTAGCAGTGTGCTAGTTCTAGTCTGTATTGTAGCTCTGTCTCCCTTGTACGTCACTATGAGCCTTATGACAAGGCAGATGCAACATAAAACTAATTAAATAGATTTATCTGCTATTAATTTTAATTTCCACGCATTTTTAACATCTGTAGTCCATACTGCATTACAAATTGCTGAAACTTCTGCTGGCTGTGCTGATAAATCAGTATCAACTAAATTATCAGAATCATCTAACGTACCAGCGTGTAGTACATATCTTTCAAAAGATCTTGCAATCTCTTTTTCATCACGTTTAACAATTGTTGCCTTTCTTATTTGCACCGCTTTATAGATGCCCACGACCTCTATTTTGTCGTATTCTATTGATTCTGTAAGTGCCATTAGGATTAATCTCCGATTAAAACAGGTTTAAGCGTATCAGTTTATAGACATAACGAATGGTCTAGATAATTTTATACCTGATAAACACCAGTTATAAATGTAAGACAAGTTGATCGATCTACTTGCTGTACTGTTAATAAAGTACCAGTAGTATCATCTGACTCCACAATCAGTTTTATCTCTGTGTTGTTACTATCTCCGAAAGCATATATTCTTTTATCTGAGTCTATGTCAAAGTTATAGGTTCTACCAATCGTAAATGCAGGGTTATATCTATCATTATTTTTTATGGTGTATGGAAGACCTGTAATACTAAACGGATTCCCTCCATTACCACTAACAATATTAGAAGCGTAAAACATAAGATAAAGTTGAAAAGTAACTGTATTTCCTATTTTTGTATAAAAACCTCTTTGATGGTTAATAGTAAATGTAGTACTAGCACCACTAGGAACAGGCGAAAAAGTGCCTTCTTCATAATCATCTAGTAACTCAGAAGTCATACCTGATCCATCTGCAACTGCACTAAAATCAATTCCATGACCTGAAGTTCCAAGAACTAAATTTCCGTCAGCAATAGTTAAGTTTGTCGTTCCATCAGTTGTACAGTTATTTAATTTTGACCCACTAGCTAAAGTACACGTTCCATCAGAATTATTTACGGTAATAGCAGCAGTACTAGCTCCTACCCCTTTTATCGAATTTACTTTGATTTCTGACATAATGAAATTTTAAAAAGGTTTACCCATTTCAATTTTAGTAGTAACAGTTTCTTCTAATCCTGATACCACCTCAGGACCTAAACTATTCTTTACCCAACCTAATACAGTTGCTTCATCTAATTTATCGTAATCAATAAAATCACTTGGCAAAGAAGAAGGTTTTATAAGTTTTAATGTACCTCCACGTTCTGCTATTTCCGTATCATCTTCCTTTCCTATCAAGAAATAATGAACCTCTCTTACAAAACCATCTGAAGGATCACGACCTAAAGTGCCAATTGACCATGTTTTAGTAAATGCCATAATGATTAAGTTTTCATAATAAATGCTAGTGCAAAGTAAGGAGGAAGTATATCTACTGTCATACTTCCACTTACAGCATGACTATGCCTGTCTCTCGAACCTCCTTGAGCACCGTTATATGCACTACTAGCATTTGTAACAGTGGTTTCGTAGCTTGTCGTAGCGTTAAAACTAACTGAATCAGTTGTGTCACCACCAGTTGAAGTAAGAGAACCTGTAATATTTGTTTTTGCTGTACCGCTATCATCCTGTTTAGCACCAACAATAAACCTGTCCCTCAAATCTGGAGTGCCATTACTTCCATTACACAAGACAAATCCACTTGGTATTGATGCTACAGAACCAGACCACATCACAATAACACCAGTTGGGATACCACCAGCAGCAAATGATAAATTACCCGACCCATCAGTTTTCATAAACTGACCAGCCGATCCATCCGCTACAGGAAGTTTTAGTTCTATATCAGCATTACTTGTAGTAGATGAAGGAGCTTCTAAGCTTACTGATCCTCCTCCTGTTGGTGCGTTTAGTTTAATCTTCGACATAATTAACTAGGTTTTGGATACTTGTCTTTAATAGCTTTAATAGAAGTTTTCCAACCAGCTACTCCACTATGATAGATCGTATCTAACTGATCTTCAATACTTGGATATTCTGCTCTTCTTTTTGATCTGTAGCTATCATTTTCCAAATCCCACTCAGCTTGTAATGCAGCTAATCCATCTGTACATTCTTTCTCTGTTGGCTTTGTGCTGCCATCATTAATTATGAGATTTTCATAAGTTTTATTTTGAGAATCAGTAAAACTAAACCATGTTCCTGTTTTTAGGGTTACAAGATAACTTTCAATATTAGTTGGCCTATTCATTTTATGTATCTCCTAATCTTATAAATGTAGCAACATTTAAATTATAGTTTGAAGAAGACTCCCATTCCACAAAATTATAACTGTATGTCCCTAGCTTGACTTTAACATTGCTTGTATCAGTAACATCAATAATAAATTTAGTTGAACCAAAACCATAGTTATATGTTGATTCATTTTGAATAGAAAAATACATTACTGAAGCATTAGTATAACTACTATTGTTATTAGTTGATTTTATAATTACCGAATTTAAAGTACTGGCACTGCTATTTGCAGCCCTTCCATACGCTGCCCATGTGACTTCCCATATCCCAGTTGTAGGAAACGTAAACACACCACCACTTTGAGACATCCCACTAGCACCTAAACTTCCTGCATTATTATGATCATCTTTTTCCCAGTTAGTAGGATATACCTCATTACCACTGTTAGTAGAATAAGCAGTCGTGACTCTCCAGGCTTCTGCATGAGTTATACCAAAAGTTACGTCAGAATATTCCAATTGGCCTACAGCAGTCGCTCCACTTCCTGTTATGCTTTTTACTTTTAAAAACTTATCTGCTGCTACCTGGTTATCAGGTAATACCATTGTGTAAGATTGCCCAGAGCTATGAGGCGGACTCTTTAGCTTTACCCCATGACTGTTAACACGACAGTTAAGTTGTATATAACCCTCTACATCACTACCATTACCCTTGGCAGTCATAGCAGGATTTGATGCTGAACTGTCTGAAACTATTCCTGTTGAGCCGTCTAAAATAATTGACATTATGGAATCGTTACAACTGAAGGACTATTTATTGTTAGTGTAGCACCACTGGCAATGGTGAGAGGTCCAGCAACCAAAGCGTTATTATTTGCTGTAATTGTATATGAATTATTCATTGTATTTTCTGACTCATGAAAAATAGCTTCACCACCTCCTCCAGTTGCTCCAGCACCTCCACCAATCTCTCCCCAACCTGTATTCTTATATCCTTCAAATACATTTAAAGTGCTGTTATAACGAAACATTCCCACGGCTGGACTGCCATCTCTCTGGGCTGTTGTTCCTACAGGTAAATTTAAAGAATTTGTATAATTATGAGTTACTTTTCCTGTAAACGTACCACCAGCTTGAGGCATTAAACCTAAATTTGCCTGAGTTATATTTCCAATAGTTGTAAATGTTCCCGTTCCAGAACTAACAGCAGTACAGATTTTTAATAAATTAGTTGCTGAATCTATATGTGGTTGAAACTGAACTACGTTTCCTGCTCCAGAAGGATCTCCACTTGCTGAATTTATTGTTCTTAATGCTGTAAAAATATCATTTATTCCCGCACGAACCGCAGCACCCGTTCCATTAGCTACATTAAAATTA